TTGTGGGGTAAGTCATATGGAATAAGGTTGACATGTGTTGCGTCGTGTGCATGGGGTGTGGTGTGGTAGGGGTCACGTGTTTGTGGGTTGACGTGCAGATAATGCTGGTGCATTATTAATACATGAACGGAGCGGGAACGAACCCGACAGAACGGAAAGGAACTGAGATGATTAATATTGAGCGGGACGATCAGTACGGTGGGTACTGGGTGTCGAGTCATGAGGACGTCTGGTATTTTGATCAGTCGGTTAGTCTCAAGCGCATCTACGATTGGTTTGTTGGGGAGTGAACTGAGATGTGGCAGTGCATGAACGGTGAGTGGATTTGGATGGACCAGGAGATGGGGTATGAGGAAGTTGAGCGGGAGCGTGTTGGAGCGTGTGTTGAGCGGTACACTCACAGTGATGTGCGTGATGCTGGGCGTCGGCTTACTAAGGGCGACATTGCTCTCGGTGTGGCTGGTGGGATGATTGCTGCGAAGGCTGCTCCTCGGATTGGGGGTTGGTTGTTGTGGATGGCGGTTTTGGCGGTCGTCTTCATGGTTTTCGCGTGAGGATTTATGACAGGTTGTTGGATTGTCGGGTTAAGTTTGTGACGGCTTATCAGACGGCGGATGCGTCTTCGATGATGTATCATGTTGAGGGAACGAATTTGAAGTGTACGGTGCGGAACACTGGGAATGGATTCACGTTCTTTAGTTCACAGACTTTTCCAAACCGGCAGTTCTTTGATGCTGATACTTCGATTGAGCAGGTTGTGTGTGCTGGTTTTAATGCTGAGGGGCGTTGGCTGGTGCCGGATGATAAAGAGCAGTTGGCTCTTTTCTGAGATTCCCGGCTGGACGGGTAATACCAGGTCAAGAAATTACTGGAATGAATGGATCGAAAGGAACGATCATGGCTATTGTTTACTCTTCTCTCAAGGATGACTTCGCTGGCAAGAAGGCTTTTTTCAACGCTCAGAACGCGGCGGTTTCTTTCAAGGAACTGCGGGGTAAGACTGTGGAGATTGCTAATGTTGTGATTACTGAGGACGATGTGACTGACATTGATACTGGTGAGGTTGAGACGCGTAAGGCTATCACTGTTCTGGATAAGGATGGGAATGCTTATGGGACTTCTTCTCAGACGGTTGTGTCTCAGGTTCAGCGTCTGATTGACATTCTGGGTCCTGTTGAGGACTGGCCGGAGCCTGTTGCTGTGAAGGTTGGGACTGCGAAGTCGGGTCGTGGCCGTGAGTACACGACTGTGTCTCTGGCGTGAGGTCCTGAGGTAGAATTGCTAGGCCCCCTGCCCCTTATCAGGGGGCAGGGGGTTTGGTGTCTTGGTTAAGTCTCATTGGGGTAAGCACTATCGGTCGTTTAAGCGTGGTGTTGGGCACGTCCGTAATACGGCTGGTGCGATTCGGGATTTTGTTTCGTCTGTTGATCTGAGTGTTCCGGATGTGCCTGATACGTTGGGGGCGGAGGCTTCTACGGAGAGGGTGCGGTCGGCGGGGTCGTCTAGGGCGGCGGCTCGTAGGGATGATTTGGCGAGGGCTCGGGATCTGCTTCAGGTTGAGCGTGATCGGGCGGTGCGTAAGATTTATAAGATGGCTACATCGGATGATGGTGCGGATATTCGAGGGACTAAGTATGATCCTATTGGTAAGTCGGCTATCGGAAGGGTTACGTTAAAGAATGCTGCAAAGGAACTGGAACGTCTTAGTGAGTTTAACAACTCTAGTAGCGTTTGGTATTATCGCGATAAGAATGGTGGTGCTATTCCAGCCAAGACTGTTAGAAGATACAGAGAGGCTGTTTTACGCTATAATGCTGACATTGATAGCTATGAACGAAGTGTTAGTGGAACAAAACTTCCTTATATGGGGGACATGACGGTTGGTGACTGGATCCGGGATTTTAAGCCGCAGAAGCAGTATCTTCCTGGAGGGTCCCACTACGCTCTTGAGAGAATGAACCCTGATAAGCGTCCCTCAAATTTTGAGGGCGTTGAGGCAATGGTGGCCAAGACGAGGGCTGTTGAGGCGTCGTTGACGAAGGCTGCAAAGGCAGGGAGACTGACGGCGGCTAAGCAGCAGGTTGCTGCGATGCTGGATGTTATTGGGGATCCTGAACTGTATGACATCCTGACAGAGATTCCTGATGATGTGCTGTGGTTGATGTGGACGGTGAATGGCGACTTTGCTAATCAGTTGTCTCTCATGTATGAGGCGTCTAAAGAGGGGTACAACGACCTGAAGGCTAAGGGCATGGATATCTGGTATGACGAGTATGAGAATGCTGGTTCGTCTATCAAGTCCCTGCTGAAGGAAATTAAGTCAGTTAAGATCAAGCCGGAGGACGATTTCAGTGCCTCGCCAGTCAACAAGCGACGCAAGGGGACGCGGCGTTAAGCGCTCTCACAAGCAGGTCCCTAATTTTGTCGCGGATTTTGAAACTACCACGAGGGAGGAGGATTGTAGGGTATGGTCCTGGGGTATCATTAAGGTTGGTAAACTGGACAATTATTTTGATGGGACAACCATTGAAGGGTTTATGAGTCATGTGGCAGAGCGTGCAGCAAATATCTATTTTCACAATCTTGCTTTCGACGGTAGTTTTATCATTGACTGGCTGCTGCGCAATGGTTACACCTGGACGAAAGAGTCTCCGGGCGTCAAGCAGTTCACGTCGCTGATCTCTCGGATGGGCAAGTTCTATAGTATTACGGTGGTTTTCGAGACGGGGTATCGCGTTGAGTTTCGTGACTCGTACAAGAAACTTCCAATGTCTGTCGCGGCAGTCGCGAAGGCGTTTAATCTTCATGATCAGAAACTGGAGATTGACTATGAGATGTTTAGGCCCGTGGGGTATATACCAACGGCGCAGGAGAGGCGGTACCAGCGCAATGACGTGGCGATTGTGGCGCAGGCGCTGGAGGTGCAGTTTAATGAGAAGATGACTCGGTTGACTGCGGGTAGCGACTCACTTTACACGTACAAGAAGATGACGGGTAAACTGTTTCTTCGCCGCTTTCCGATCCTCTCCCCTGAGATAGATACGGAGATCCGGAAGGCGTATCGTGGTGGGTTTACATATGCTGACAAGCGCTATGCGGGGAGGCTGAATGGTTCGGGGAGCGTGTATGACGTGAACTCGCTGTATCCCAGCGTGATGCGAACAGCACTGCTCCCTTACGGTGACCCGGTCTTTACTGAAGGGTCTCCCGTTACGGACCGTCCCCTGTATATCGCGTCCATCACTTTTACAGCGAGGATCAAGCCTAACCACATTCCTTGTATTCAGATCAAGAAGAACCTGTCCTTTAACCCGACCCAGTACCTGACTGAGATTCCTCACCCAACTACTGTGGTGGCAACCAACATCGATATTGAGTTATGGAAAAAACATTATGACCTTAAAATCATCTCATGGAACGGCACGTTTGAGTTTCGCGGCTCTCATGGCTTCTTTGATGAGTACGTTGACCATTTCATGGAAATTAAAAAGAATTCTACGGGAGGGTTGAGACAGATCGCCAAGCTTCACCTCAACAGTCTCTACGGAAAGTTTGCGACAAACCCTGACATCACAGGCAAGCACCCGGTCATGGAGGACAACCGGGTGAGCCTGAAGATGAATGAGATGGAGGTGAGGGATCCTGTGTACACACCTATGGGCGTCTTTATTACAGCGTACGCGAGACTGAAGACGATCTCAGCGGCCCAGAGCGTGTACCCTCACTTTGCTTACGCGGACACGGACTCACTGCACCTGGTTGGTCCAACCACTCCCCCGGACGGGCTCTGGGTGGATCCTGTGGAACTGGGGGCGTGGAAGCATGAGGGTAATTTTACTCGGAGTGTGTACGTGCGGGCTAAGCAGTATGCGGAGGAGATTAATGGTGAGATGGACGTCCATATTGCGGGTCTACCTCGCAACGTTGCCGCCAACCTCACGTTTGATGATATGTTGTGTGGGGGTCAGTGGGATGGTAAACTTATTCCCATAAGAGTTCCGGGAGGAACGGTTCTAAGAAACACAACATTCACATTGAAGCCATACGAAAGGGTTGGTTAAGATGGCTCGACCTGTTAGCACCAAGGCAACATTCAAGTATCGCATCGACAAGGTTGTCGCCAAGGATATCGAGGAACTGCACTGGACGCTGCGACGCAGCACGTCAGATCTGGTGCAGGACGCGATTATTGAGTATATCGCCGCACATGCCCCCAAGCCAGAGAAGTGACTAGTGGCCCACGAACGGGACGCATCCTAATGAACTGGGCTGTTCGTGGAACGTGTAGCGGCTCCCGTTAGCACTATCTGGATATTGGGTAATATGATAGGCTGGAAGCGTAATGCTTCCAGCCTATCGCCCGTTAGGAGGACGTAATGCCAAATAAGTCTCAAGAGGATTATGAGGCGAATAAGAAGCCAGGGGAGTCTCTTACAGACTACACAGCACGCAAGTCTAAGGAGACCTCCAACAAGTCTAAGGAGTACAACAAGGAGCAGGCCGCTAAGGTTAGGGCGGGAGACAAGTCTGCACGGCCTCTTGCTGAGCGCATTGCTGACCCCGATCCCGAGACCCAGCAAGCAGCCACTCAGGAATTGAATCGCAATCGGTCCAGCATGACCGATCAGCAGGCGAAAGAGGCTGGCGTTCCGAAGGTCAGTGTGTATGACCCTGGCGACAGTGATGGTGACGGAAAGGCCGTCTCGCCTGAGGACGAGAACCTGTATGGGGGTGAGCCCAAGAGTGCCCAGAAGGAGGGTGACGAGGATCCGTTCAAGGACACGAAGGCTGCGTGGGATCACTTGGCTTCCGTGTTTGGTGACAAGGTGACGGCGCTGCAGGATGAGCTGGAGGGGCGTCTAGGTGCGATGATGACTCCTACCGATCGTGAGACTGGGAACCCGTTTGCGGGAGATGACGTGCCTGCCTCTAAGGAGATGGGTCTCGGCGATCTTAAGGATGTTGTTGCTCAGGATATTAGTGACGCCAAGAATGTCGCTTCGGGCATTGGTGAGATTGGTGGTGCCGCGGCCAGCGTTGCAGGTAATGCTGTGCGTGAGGGGACGCGTGCTACAATCAAGGACATGGGGTATGACCCCGATGAGGTCAAGCAGACGGTTAAGGATATTGGCGGGGCCGTCAAGGGGCTAGGGGGTCTTTTCGCAACTGACAACTCTGATGCTGGGAGCAAGGTTCCGGATGGGAACTGGAAGCCTAAGTCAATTAACGATCTCTTTAAGTAAGGAAAATTATTATGCCGAATCTTCGTGATGGCCTTAACAATATCGACATTGCCAACGCCATTCGGTCGGACGCTCGCCGCGAGTACCAGGAGATGGTTCCCGAGGCTACTAAGGCCAATATTCATGACACACTGTCCAACATCATGTCGGACAGTATTACTCGCAACCTGTTCATGGACTCACTCGTTAACCGCATTGGTTCGACGATCGTCCGTGACATGGTGTGGAAAAACCCGCTGGCGGTGTTTAAGCAAGGTTTCATGGACTTTGCCGACACGATCGAGGAGGTTCACCTCGACATGGTGAAGCCTACGCTCTATGACCCCAACAGGGATTCCCTGGAGAAGGATATCTTTGGGCAGGCCAGGACGCGCTCGTACTCAGCCTTCCACACCACAAACCGACGCGAGAAGTTCAAGATCACCATCAATGAGGTTGAGTTGCGCCGCGCGTTCCTTAACGAGCAGGGCCTGTCGAACCTCGTGTCCGGGATGATGGCGGCCGTCTCCACCTCTGACGAGTGGTCAGAGTTCCTGGAGATGTGCTCCCTGATTCGCGAGTACGAGAACACGCACGGGTTCTTCCACGTGCAGATCCCCGATCTGAACGTCCTGGTGTCCAGCAAGGATCAGACTGACAGCGCGATCAAGGCTCTTCAGGTTGCGGCCAACAAGATGCTGTACCCGACGCGAGCGTACAACAGTCAGGGTGTGCCGTCGTTTGCTAAGCCTGAGAATCTTGTTATCATCGCGACTCCGGAGTTCCAGGCGAACATCAACGTCACCTCTCTGGCGGCCGCGTTCAACCAGGAGCGTGCGGGCATGCCGTCGCACGTGATCACGGTCCCGAACGAGAGCCTTCAGCTAGACGGTATCTCTGCGATCCTGACGACGAAGGAGTTCTTCCTCATCAAGGACGTGTTCGTGGAGAACCGCTCTATGGAGAACCCTGACGGCCTGTACAACAACTACTGGCTGCACCACCACTCGATCCTGAGCCTGTCCCCGTTCACTCCGGCGATCGCTTTTGGCACCAAGCCTGAGACGAAGATCGTGGTTCAGACGGCTAAGAACGCGGAGATCCAGGGCATCAAGGTTGGCACGCAGGACGGTAAGCACAGTGTGACGCCTAAGCCTGGCGAGTTGCGCTCCCTGGACATTGACTGGAAGACCCCGCTTGCTGAGGGTATTCACCCGGCTATCGGCTGGTCGATCAGTGGGCAGAAGTCTAAGAAGACCCGCGTCTTCAACAACACCCTGGTTATTGGTGATGATGAGGCGAAGGGTACTGAGATCACTGTGAAGGTTAGTGTCGACAATCCTGGCGCTGACGGCAACAAGCCGCTGACGGCCTCGACCACTGTCACGGTGTCCTGATACACTGGACCATAACCGCCCCACTATCCCAAATGGGATGGTGGGGCTTTATGGTTGAGAGGAGAAAGTGTTGAGTCAGATTAATGAGATGCCGCCTGAGACCGGGGCGGGGCTTTCGTTTGACTACTCGGTATGGTCTGCGGGGTCTGTTCTCAGGATGGTTAACGTTCCGTTCGACAACACCTATCGTGACATTATTGACTGGACTCGCTACGGGTCACCTAGAGACTATGTGGAGTCGTTTGAGCACTCTCAGTCGGTGCGCCTAGACTCAATGACATACTTGGCTCAGGGGCGACCGATCAGGGTTCCAACACCTTTTTCGCGTGCTGTGCAGTTCAACTACGTGATGGTGACGAATCCTGGGCGGCCGTCATCGGCGTTTACGGCCGACTATCAGCCAACCGTCTTCTTCTATTTCATTACAGATGTGCAGTACCTCAATCCCGGCACTACGCAACTTGTGCTGCAACTTGATGTGTGGACTACTTACTATGACCGGGTTGAATTTGGTCGGGGCTTTCTCGAGCGGGGCCATATGGGCATTGCTGCTACTGACTCCTTCGATGATCACGGTCGCACTTGGTTGACTGTTCCTGAGGGGCTTGATCTTGGTGGTGAGCATATGGTTGCTCGTAACTATCGCAAGGTCTTGGGGGACATTCAGAACAAAAAGTATGACGTGATTATTACGTCTACTATTAAACTTGACGCCCCCTACGGGTCGCGTACCTCGCCCTCGATGATTATGGCTGACGGGTCTGACATGGAGGGGCTTCCCAACTCCGTAGACATCTGGTGGGCTGATGCCACTGGCTTCGCTGCTGGGATGAAGTATCTTGCTGACTACCCCTGGATTGCTCAGGGGATTGGTTCTGTGACCCTGGTCCCGAAGGGGATGCTTAAGGGGGATGGTACTCGCAAGGTGCAGCTGGGTAGTGCGTCCTGGTGGGCACTGACAAACCCTGGCGTTGAGAATAAGCGGGGGTACTGGATTACGCGTGAGAATTTCCGCGAGAATCTCATGCGGCTGGTGCTGCCCGAGTATTCTGAGTTGAAAAAGTTTTGTACCGCGCCATATACAATCTTGCAGTTTACTACTTACACGGGCAATCCGGTTGAAGTTCGCCCAGAGTCGTTAGCCAGTGACGACATCGGGTTTACCGCATGGGTACATCTTGCACCGCCTATGCCCCAGATCCTCTTTTCTCCAAACTGGTTGAACAGGCATCCGCAAGCCGATGTAATTGATGTGGATGCTGCCACCTGGACTCAGCAGACGGGTGAGGAACTGGATGTTGCGACAGGCTACCAGAGCCTACCGACGTTTGCGGTCCTCAATAATTCTGCGCTCAACAACCTGGCTTCGAATGCTCACACGATTGCGCAGCAGTATAATGGCGCTAGGTGGGCTCAGCAGCGTGCGCAGCGGGCAGCAACGGCTAGTCGGGATATTGCTAACGCGGGGATTGCGGCGACTCAGGCGGGCGCCGAGAACTCGATGTGGGGCAACAGCGCAAACGCGGACTCACAGTCCCGCTACAACAACATGCGTGCCACGGTGTCAGCCGTGCAGGGCGGGATGACCGCCCTGGGTGGGGTGATGGGCCTGAACGCTCAGGCTGTCGGGCAGGGGCTCGGGCAGGCGGCCACCTCTCAGGTGAACGCCTTGATCAGTAACAGTCAGGCTCAGTCGCAGGCGCACATTCAGAATCAGCTGGTGTCGGGGCAGTCGCAGATCAGTCAGCAGCAGCAGCGTGCTGTGCGGGACACGAACTATGAACTGGCACAGTTCTCTGCTAACGGTGACTATGAGAACGCGATTGCGTCTGTCAACGCTCAGGTTCAGGACATGCAGGTAATTCCACCGTCAGTTGTGGGGCAGACCGCGGGGACTGTTACCCCTATGGTTGCCTATCAGATGTCACTGGATTGTCGCGTTCGCATGCTGTCGTTTAACTCGATGCGGCGTATTGGGGACTTCTGGCTTCGTTATGGCTACAATATGAACGTCTGGGTGAGTATGTCTAAACTCTCCTTGATGTCGCACTTTACGTACTGGAAGATGTCTGAGTGCTATCTGGTGCGCGCAAACATGCCTGAAGCCTTTAAGGGTACAATTAGGGGTATCTTCGAGAAGGGGGTTACCGTGTGGAAGCAGCCGTTCAACATCGGTAGGACGAGTGTCAGGGAGAACCGGATCGACACAAGCGTAAAGGTGAAGTTAAGTGAGTAAAAACAATGATTTTGTTTCTCGCGAGTTCTACAGGAAACCGGGGGAACTGACTTCAAGCAGTTCCGAGAACCGGCAGATGGTTCTGCAAAACATGTACTTCCGTCAACTAATGGGGAAATGCATGTCACGGTTTACGTGGGAGGGGCTGCCTAACGACATTGACCCCCGATTTATTGAGAAAACCATTTTCAGTAACGGCTTCAGCGTCTTCTACTTCGACACCCTCCTGGAACTGTTTATGTCCATGCCCGCCACACCAACGGGCATGCTCGACATCCAGGACAACCCTGTTAAATATGTTGTCACACGCAACGGCGCCTACTCCCGAGAGGTGGCCGCCAACGACTGCGTAACCATCTGGGGCAACCAGACCCGCATCAGCGACCTCGACATCGTCCGCATCTACTCCGAGCGACTTGCTCTCGTAGACAGGACCATTGAGATCGACCTGCTCAACGAGCGCAACCCCATGATTGTCGCGTGCAGCAACGACCAGAGGCAGACAATCACCAACGTCATCTCCAAGATCTACGACGGCGAGCCTGTCGTGTGGGGGACCGAGAGCATTGCCGTGGACAACCTCGCTAGCACGATCGGCGTCTTCCCGCTCAACCAGAACGCTGGTGCGGGTGCGGTCTCGTCGATCAAGCACATGGAGTCCAAGGCAAAGATCTGGGGCGAGGCACTCACGATGCTCGGCATCATGAACGTCAACAGTGAGAAGCGTGAGCGTATGGTTGTCGAGGAGGCCTCGGCCAACAGTGGACAGGTGCTCGCGTCCAGGGAGCAGTTCATGAAGCCTCGCGAACTCGCGTGCGAGCAGATCAACGCCAAGTTTGGGCTCGACGTCTCCTGTACCTGGGCTGTGGACGACAACGCGACCCCGGACCTGAATGACGTGCTTGCTACGCATAACATGACACAGCTAGGAGGGGACGATGCCGACGCACACGCTCAGGCTTAAGGATGTTGACCGGATCACCAAGGGGCACTGGGGGCTCGACAGGTACGAGATCTTCGATGAGTCGTACCGGGAGAAACTGAACTCGCGCATTAAACGAGAGTTCTGGCTGAACGAGATCGGGCACGAGACGATCGACATCTTCATCTGGCGCCTTGAACTCAAGATGGACCTCATTATGCCTCGGTACAACCGCATGTACCTGGCCGAGATCCAGAACACGGACCCTCTCGACGGTGGGGTGTCCTCCAGCAGGACCCGACAGTGGGGCGACTCCAGCAACGACGGCACCAACACGAGTTCCAGTAACGGGACGGGGTCTGGTAGCAGCAAGGGGCGGACCGTGGCCTCGGACACCCCGCAGACCCGACTGGCAGGCAACGCGGACTACGCGTCGTCACTGTCCGACGCAACCAGCGAGAACAGCAACAAGTCGTCGTCTACCTCCGCGGGCTCCACCAACTCTCGTAGCCACTACGACAACAACCAGAGCAGCGACTCCCAGCAGCGCGGGGGCAAGGCTCAGATGATCGCCCAGTACAGAGGTACACTGGTTAACGTGGACAACTTCGTCATCGAGGAGCTGCGGGATCTCTTCCTTGGCGTGTGGGATGTTGATCGGCCGCTCACGCACTCACCACTTTATGGAGGTTACTATGCCTAATATTAATGACATCATCAACTCTATTGACCGTGCGATGTGGAGGATCCAGGACTCGCGCGTCAATAACGTTACGCCCTTCACCTACCGCGACGGACTCACGTACCTGGAGGTGCTGGAGCGGATCCGCGGTGCCGTCTCCGAGACAATCGCCTATGTTGGTGAGTTCGGCGAGGAGCAGAAGAAGATCATCGCCAGCATGAACGAGAAAGTTACGACGTTCATTGCAGAGATGGAAAAGACTCATGATACCTGGAACAAAGATATTGAGTTGAAGCGTAAAGAAACACTCGACACGATCGAGGCGTTTAAGAGCCGACTCATCGCAGTTGCCCTAACACCTTCCAGGTCGTCTCGTTACAACCTCGACAACGCCTTTGTTGGCGCCCAGATGATGGATGGCCGGACACAGTACATGGCAACCATCAACCTGACCGAGAAGATGGAGGGGCGGATCGACGCTGCCAACAAGAAGATTGATGATCAGATCGCTGCGCTCCCCAGCACGTACTACAGCAAGACATACCTGGACAGCGAGTTTCAGCGAGTTGCTCAGTATGATCAGGCCGTTATCATCGGCTCCTCGAACGTCAAGACCGACGGGGGCGCGTGGGCAACTCAGCTAGCGACTGAGTACGGATTCAAGAGGGCGCACAACTACGGCATTGGTGGTGGTGCCTTCACCAGCGCACAGGGTGCTCGTTTCGACACTCAGATCCAGAACGCGTACCGAGCGCTTGGCGACAACAACCAGCGGGTTGGAGGAGTATTCATCATCGACATGCTCAACGACATACGCGCCATGCACAACGTCCAGCAGATGGCCGAGGTGTGCGCGGGAATGATTGAGACGTACTGGCCAAAAGCCAAGGTGTACTGCATCCCGGTAATCTGGAATGACAGCAGTCTCAACGCGGGCAAGATGAGCGAGTCGATCCAGGCGCGCACCAGTGAGTTCATGTGGGCGTTCAATAAACTCTCTCCTGCCATCTGCGAGGGGTCTCTGTCCTGGTTCCGCGGCGACAGGAGCGTGATCCGAGGCAACGACGAGGTGCACCTCACCGACGACGGCTACCAGCAGGCCAAACGGTACGCGCTCGGCTGGCTGCGAGGAGGAACCTCCTGGAACGACTACGGGTGGCGCGACCTCTCTCCGTGGGGTGAGGACGCCAACGGGCTCAAGAAGTCAACCATGACCCTGCGCATCAAGCGGGAGCACACGAACGCCTACATACGCGGATGGTTCGAGGTCATTGCTCCCCTAGGGGCGGACCACCAGATCTGGTCCATCCCCGGATGGGCAACCCCTTACTCGAACCAGTACTTCCAGGGAATGACGCCTAGTCGTGAGTGGAAGACATTCTATGTAAACACTGCTGGACAGCTGGTGTCGGCCGATCCCCTGACTGTCGGAACTCAGATCTACCTCTTCTCCCAGTGGGGAGTTTGGTGATATAGCCGAGTGAGCCTCCTGCTACACTTGTAGCGGGAGGTTCACTTATGGCATGGGATGAGCAACATAAGAAAGTTGCTATTAAGGTAATCGGTACCGTTGAATCCAACATGGATTATGGCGCAATTAATTACAACGATCCGATCACTGTAGGAATCGCACAGTGGTTTGGGACACGCGCCGCAGGACTGCTGCACTCTATTCGTAACACGCAGCAGTGGCAGCAGAAAATGAACGGGAGCACCCTCGATATTAACGGGCTCTCTCGCCACACTGCGAGCGACCCCTGGTGGAACACGTTCTACCTCTCACGCGCCTATGACGTGTCCCTGAGAGAGTGCCTCAAAGCCAACAGCGCAACCCAGGACGCTCTCCTCGTAAAAGACATCGAGGGATACACCGCGACCGCGACACAGTACGGTCTCGACTACAACAACAACACCGACGCGTTCATCCTGTGGGCGTGCGCGTACCACCAGAGCCCGCGACAGGCGCTGCGGGTACTCATGCGCGGAGGAGGCGGCATGGGGCTGCGCGCCATGTACGCAGCCATCCTCGCAGACGGGGTACTTGGCCAGTACAAGACCCGCTACGAGAAGGCGTACGCCATCATCTCCTCGGGCGACACAAGTGGTGTTGGTAGTGGTGGTGGGGCTGGTGGAGCGGGCCTTGGTAATGGAACGGCTATCAACGCTAACGGCAATCAGGAGATTACCATTGAGGGTGGAGAACTTGTCGTTCAGACAGATAACAGCAACGTGATGTTTGCGCAAACCAAATTTGGTAACGTCAACCTGTATCCATGTGGAATTAACGCGTGGAAAGCCAATCTCAACGACATCAAGACAATCGTTAACGTTGCTGTCGAACAAACTGCGGCACAATCCGGAGGTGGAGGTGGAGGTGGTGGAGCAGGCGATGGCTCTGCTGGAGCCAAGGCTCTTGCCTGGATGAGATCCCGAATCATGAAGTTCGCCTACCGGCAGGCTCCCGGCCGGCTCGACCCTGACCGGTCGGGATTCACCGACTGCAGCGGCAGCATCTACCGCGCCTACATGGATACGTCAGGCATCAACCCCGGAACCTGGACCGGCGACATGTACTTCCGCGGTACCGCTGTCATCCCTAGAGGCAGTGGCACTATGAGCGCCGCTCAGCAGGCAATGCTCAAGCCAGGCGATCTCATCGTCATCTCCTGGGGCGGTGGCTACCCGCACACAGACCACGTGGAGATGTTTGTAGGACCCGGACAGACGATCGGACACGGCGGTGACGGGCCCGGGCCCCATATCAACTCTATTGGCATGCTCTCAGGGGCGGCATGGTGGACGGTGAGGCGTCATGGTTAAAAAGAAGTTCAGCTACTACTCGTTCTCGAACGTCCTCTCGTACGGGGGCGTCTACAACATGATCATGGGTGCTCGCGGTCTTGGTAAGACCTATGGTGCTAAGAAGATCGTTATCAGGAACGCGATCGAGAAGGGGCAGCAGTTCATCTACCTGCGCCGCTACAAGACTGAACTCCGGGGTAGAAACTCATTCTTCGCTGACATTCAGCAGGAGTTTCCTGACCAGGAGTTCCGGGTAGAGGGGCAGTTTGCTCAGCGTAAGGTAGGCAAGAGGTGGGAGACGATCGGGTACTTCATTCCCCTCTCGACAGCGCAGGCGAACAAGTCAATCGCTTACCCGAACGTCTACACGATCATCTTCGATGAGTTCATCATCGACAAGGGGAGCCTGCGTTACCTGCCTGACGAGGCAAAGGTGTTCATGGACTTCTACTCCACGGTGGACAGGTACCAGGACCGTGTGCGCTGCCTCATGCTCTCGAACTCTGTGAGCATCATGAACCCATACTTTATTCGGTTCCATATTGAGCCGAGGGCGGGCATTGCTCGTCATGCTGATGGCTTCATCGTTACTGACTTCGTTGACTCCAAAGAGTTTGCGAACGAGGTCGCACACACGCGGTTCGGGTCCTTCGTTGTTAATCATGCTGAAGACTACGCCGACTACTCCATTAACAACGAGTTTGCTGACAACTATGACGACTTCGTCATGAAGAAGTCTGGAAAAGCCCAGTACCAGTTCACTCTCCGAACTCCCCAAGGAACCGTCTCCATCTGGGTTGACGGTGGAACCTGGTTCGCTCAGAAACGACTTCCCCGCGGACCTCAGGTAAAATGGGCCTATAAGGTAAGCGACCTTCGAGAGGGTGAGAGACTTTTACTGTACGGCGACAAGATTCTGTCAATCATGCGCACCGTGTACCGCAAAGGTCGCCTATTCTCAGACTCTCCCGAAACTAGAAACATGTTTGCGGAGATATTCGTAAGATGATAGAAATCCCTAAACTCACGATCGACATTGCGGTAGTCACCGGAGTTATCGCCCTCACAGGCATCCTAGGACGCCTCATCTACCGCATCAGTCGATACCTCGACCACATGTCATGTATGCTAGACGCCTGGGAGGGAACTCCCGAGCGACCTGGCGTTCTGGAACGTCTAGATGACATCGAGGACAAGATAAACGACGTGCAGTACCACGTAAAACCCAATCACGGCGGGTCATCAATAGACGCCCAGAACCGCCAGATCGCTGAAATACTCACCTACCTAAGGAGCAAGTAATGTCTCAGCCCGTAGCACCCGAGCCCCCAAAGTTCCTCGGCAACCCCAGCACCCGACTCTGGCTCTACGGCGTCTTCTTCGCCATCAGCGTCGCCCTCGGAGTCTGGGGCCTCCTCGACGGCGACAAGATCGCCGCCATCAACTTCGTCATCTCCGCCGTCCTCGGTGTCGCAGCAGGCAACGTCCCCACCCGCCCCGACGGCAAGCACGAGGCCTGACGTGACCACACGACAGGACATCCTCAACACCGCAGCCGCCGAGGTCGGATACTCCCGCTGGGACGACCCCGAAGCAGGCTCCAAGTACGGGCGATGGTACGCCGGATACAAAGGAGCCTACTTCGGCGCCAGCGGCGTCCCCTTCTGCGACATGTTCGTCTCCTGGGTCCTCTTCCAGGCCGGCGTCAACTGGCTCAGCGCCTACGTCCCCGGCCGAGAGAACGAGGCACGCCAACGCGGCGTCCTCATCAGCAAGTGGGACGTCCAGCCAGGCGACCTCGTCACCTTCGACTGGCAGGGAGACGGCGAGTCCGACCACATCGGAATCGCCCGCAGCGCCCCGTACGGCAGCAGCATCGACACCTACGAGGGCAACACCAGCCCCGGCACCGGAGGATCACAGGGCAACGGTGGATACGTCGCCGCCCGCACCCGCGACATGGATGACGTCGTCTACGGCATCCGCGTCGTCGACACGGCCGTAGGGCCCACCTCCACAGGCCCCAGCGACATCACCGGAGTCCAACGAGCCCTCGGAGCCGAGCCCGACAACGTCCTCGGCCCCGACACAGAGAGGCGCCTCTACCTCGTCGTAGCAGCATCCACCTGGGCAGGCACACACTTCCCAGAAGGTGTCGCAGCCACACAGGCCATCATCGGCACTGAAGCAGACGGCATCTGGGGTGAGGCGTCCGAAGCCGCCCACGACCGCGTTGTCGAGTCCATCCAACGAGCGCTCGGAGTCGACGATGACGGAGTCTGGGGCCCCATCACACAGGCCGCCTGGGAGTCTCTAGCCTCCCGCGCAGAGCGGCCCTAACCAGATACCAAGTAGCCCCGGAGCGGAACCAACCACGCTCCGGGGCTACTTGTGCTATGCGCTCACTTGCTGTGCATAAAGTCCTCCATCATCTCATACAGGTCGTAGGAGCAGTCATACACGTCCTGCAGATCTGTGTTCGTCAGCGTGAAAAGCCCGTCCTCATCATATGTGAGCATGTAGTTCCACCCATCGTCAACGATGACGAAAGAGTTGTCGGGCAGGGCTGTCCAGCCCATGCGCTTGAGGTAGCGGGTGTATGCCGTGTCAAGACTGTTCATTTCAGTTCCTTCCTGTTCGATGAACGTTGTTTCGTTCATGAGTTAATAATGCTTCGCGGTTCTTGGGGCGTCAAGCCGTTGTCATGTGATCTAGAGCACACGTGTCAACACCAAACCTCTCCAACGTCTCCCTGTAGTGCCGCTTCGCCTTCACAGTCCCATTCGCACCAAAGGACTTAATACTGTTCAGCCCCGTGACCTTGTCCTCCACAGTAATACGGTTATTGGGCCACCCATAGCAATTAATGCGATAATCAATTCCATCAATCCCAATAAAATCATCCGTAGCAACAACGCTGTAACCAGGTAGCTGATCCTTAAGACTAAGCAGTGCCACCACATCCTTCAAGTAAAACATCTTCAAATAACCCCCATGCTTTCCAGCCCCATAACCAACATCGCATCGCAAAGTTGCTTATGAGTATCATAATGTGTAATCGTTCCCGAACTCGCCTCGTATGGATTCCAAGTCTCCAACGTGTAGTCATTAACCAACCGCATCGCCAACGGCCCACAATACAAAATATGCGCACCACCCTCAGTAAACGCCTCCCGCATACCAGAAGCCCGCAAACACCTACGCGCCCGGCAAAGGCATCTCGTCATCCTCATCAACCTCACCCCTAATCACACTCAACCACTCATCCGCCATAGCACCAAAATTCGTGCCCTTCACATACCAACGACCATCACCCGTACGCTCAAGATTCATCCTCATCTCCAATCACATCAACAATAATCTTCTTGTTCTCCTCATCAAAAATCAACGTAAAAACAACACTATCCTCTTCCATCAAGAACATCCCCCAACTCCACAATCCGATACTGACCCCACCCCGAACGCCCAGTCGACACATGAAACCGCTCAGAATCACGATAAAAACGAACCTGCCGACCCTTAAACAACTCACCAACCAACCACGAAGTCACCCGCCAGTCATTCAAGTCATCCAACACATCCAAAGCCGGACGCACATCACTCCGAGACAACATCACGAATCACCCACTCAAGAAAACTCCTAGCATCCGAACTACCAACAAAATAACAGCCCCCACCAGCCATAACATACATCGCCCCAGTACTATCAACCTCCACCCTCATATCAATCGACATCCAACTCCTCCTTAATCTTCGAAATCGAGTAACCCGTAACCAGCACATCCTTCGAAGTACACGCATACTCCGCCGAATCACCAATAGGAGTCAGTGTGTAAACAGTGCTCTGCCAAGGCAGCAGAGCATAGTTGTAATACACCTCAGCCCCATCAAACAAGAAAGCGATCGAACTCCTCTCGCCCGCTGTGAACGGTCTAGGTTCCATTGTGCATCACCACATCCATTGCTCGATTCATGTATTAATAATGCACCAGCATTATCTGCACGTCAACCCAC